AGATGCAAAAGAGAAAGCAAAACAAAACTTGTTTTTAAAGTTAGGTGGTTTAAACGCTATGTCTGCCGATGCAGCAGACTTTTTAAGTATTTCTGTTGATAGAGGTCAATAAGAATGGCGACATATACCGCTAAGGTTAATACGCCTTATGGTGTTATTGAGGTTGAGCATGACGGAACTCCGTCTGATCAAGAGCTTATTCAAAAAGCTTTAACAAAAGTTAAGCAAAATGAACTCTTAAAAAACTTTGAAACATCAGAAACACCTCAAGAGCTTGCTGTAACAAAGGCTAAAATGCCTAGAGATGTTGAGCCTATAGACGAAGAAGAAGAAAACCTCCGTGCTGATGTAGTGCAGAACTTATCTCGTCTTGGTTCTGGCCCTTTAGGTCTTGTAAAGGATGCAATAAATGGTGCGGCTAACCTTGTTGGCGCAGATAAAAATCTTATTTCAGACGAATATTTTAACGCAACTAAACGGGAGTTTGTTCGTGGTCTAGGCGCTTTAGTTGGTGTAAAACCAGAAGATGTTCTTACAGAAGAAGGCGAATATAAGCCCATGACTACGACTGCTGGAGCGGCTCTGCAAGTTGTTCCTTATATTGCAGGGGGTGCTGGTGCTGCAAAGGCTATTGGTACGGTAGCTCCGAAGCTTCCTGTTTTATTTAACGGTATTCTTTCTGGTCTTACTGTTGATCAAGTTCTTTATGAAAAAGAAGATGGTGCAATCGCTAATGTCTTACAAGAGGCTGATATTCCCGCAGAAGGAATGCTAAAAGACCTTTTAGAGTTTATGGCTATTCAAGAGGACGATACTGTTTTAGAGCAACGACTAAAGATTGCTCTAGAGGGTATGGCTATTGGTGGCACTCTAGAGGGCTTTATACGCGGTGTAAAGGGCGGCAAAGACTTTATATTCCCCAGCAATGGTACAGTAGAAGAGCAAGTAGACGCGGCTACAAAGTATTTAAAAGACTCTAGACAAGAAGTTCAAGTACGGAACTCAGAAATTCACAGCGACTTAAAATTCTCTGAAACTCCAGAGGGAGTTGCACAAATTGAACAACAGGCTAGTGGCCCTATAAATCGTTTTATAAGTCAAATTCGTACCTCTAGAGGCTATTTTACTCCACAAGCCTATAACCTTTTTCGTGGTAAAGAATATGCTGAAAGGCAGCTTGTGCGTGAAGCAGAAAATATTTCAAACAGGCTGACTAAATCTTTAGATCGGCTTGACTATACCATTCCAGAAAAAACACTAAATGATTTTTTTACTGGTAGAAACCTTGAGCGCATGGAATTAGAAATTGCGCCTACAGCCTCAAAAGAAGCAAGACTAGAGTGGATTGCTGCTGACATGGGCATACCAAGAGAAGTTGCAAGCGAGTTGATAAAGGCGAGAGAGCTTATTGATAGCCTTTCATCTAGGCTGGCTAATTCTAGTATTCCTAACGAAGAATTTCGTGAAGGCATTTTAGAAAATGTTGGTGAATATGTGCGAAGATCTTATCGTATGTTTGAAGATACAAACTTTAAACCCGATGAAAACTTAAAGCACCAAGTCGTAAAACAGTTACAAGACGCAAAGATTGCTGACGGTTTAGATGAGGCGCAAGCATACGAAGAGGCCTTGGGTGAAGTCAATGCTATTTTAGATAAGAGAACTGACTTTGCAGGGCTAGATTATTTTTCTAGGGCTGTAAGAGTTAATCGTGAAATTCTTACTGGTAGAAAAAATATTGACCCAATGATTCGGGAGTTGATGGGCGAGATTACAGACCCCGCAGATAATATTCTACTGACTGTAAGTAAGATGGCAAAACTTGTCGAAACAAATAAGTTTGCTGATAACTTAAAAACTCTTGCAACCGGAAAGTATATATTTAATTCTCCTGTTAGTCGCAATGGCGTAGATTATAACGTAAAAATTTCTGGGACTAATTCAGGCTTAGATGGCACATACACAACTAAAGAAATGGCAACAGCACTACAAGGGCGACAGTCCCACTTTGCTTTGTTTGACAATGATCTCTTGCGGAGCTTTGCGGCCTTAAAGGGCGGCTCTCAAGCCATGAAAACTGTAGCGAGCCATGTAACACACCTGCGTAACGTGCTTGGTGGAGCGCAGTTTGGCCTAGCAAACGGCATCAACCCTTTCTTTGATCGTCAAGAAACATTTAAGGTGCTGGTCAATGCAGCAAAAGCTGAAGGTGATGAAGGCCTAGATAAGCTATATGAAAAGTATTTAGGCTTGGGTGTCATCAATACTAATGTTAGGATTGGTGAGTTTAGGCGTCTATTGCAAGAAGGCTCAGATATAAACATTGAACCTCGACAATTGTTTGATCGCTTGCAGGGCTATGGCTTAGGCGGCATCGAAGAAAAAATTAAAGTTCCTGCAAAGGTTGGTCGAAGCGCCTATCGTGCTGCTGAAAAAATATATATGGCGGTAGATGATTTCTACAAAATAAACGCCTTTAATAAAGAACTCTCTGTTTTGAAAGAAGCTTTTCCTGATGAGGCTTTAGAAGTCTTAGAGCAGCGAGCAGCTACAATTGTTCAAGATACTTTTCCGAACTACGACAAAGTTCCAAATGGTGTAAAGGCTTTAAGATATTTACCTATAGGCAGTTTTGTATCGTTCCCAGCAGAAATTATTAGAACGTCTACAAAAATTGTTAAGCAGGCATCTGATGAAATTACTTCTGGAAATGCTCAATTGAGAGCGCGAGGGCTTCAAAGATTGGCTGGCTTTACAACATCTATGAATGCTTGGGAAGGAATTGCTATAACCGCAGGAACTCTTGTAGGGCTTACACCAGAAGAGCAAGAATCTGTTCAGAACATTTCTCATACGCCTTGGTCAAAGGCCACAAGGATTCCTTATCGTGGTGAAGACGGGCAGTTATATGTTGCAGACACACAGTTCCTAGATTCGTATAGCGTTTTAAAAGAACCTATAAAAGAAGTTATGCACCGTATACAGTCTGGTCAGCTAAAAGGAGAGGCTTTAGATAAGTATATGACTGAAGCTGTTCTAGACGGAAGTGAAAAGCTTTTAGCTCCTTATCTTGGACAGTCTATTATTACTGAATCTATTTCAGATCTGACATATGCCGCAATGAATGACGCAGGTAGATCACCAGCTGGCGAACAACTTTTTCCTGAAAATGAAACAAGGCTCAATAAATCTATAACTATGTTTGAGCATCTTGGAAGCGCAATGATGCCCGGATCTTTAAACAGTGTTATCAATCTTATTGATGCAGGGCAAGGCGCTAAACGAGCAGCTACAGGTACAGAGAAAAAAGATTTAAGTGCTGAACTGCTTGCAAACTTCACAGGCGTTAAGTTTTCAAAGCTTGATCCAGCAGATAATTTATTTTATGCGGCTCAAGACTATATGGCCTCTAAGCGTGGCCTTATGAAAGGTAAGCCTGACTATGAAGTAGAGCCAGAAGAACTTCAAAGGCGCGTAACACGCAATCTTGAAGCAAACTATTCTGCACAACAAGACCTGTATCTAAAAGTAGAAGCCGCTAGAGATTTAATCGGTACTGAAAAAACCTATGAAATGCTAGTAAATGGTGGCCTAAGTCGCAAAGCTGCTTTGGCTTTGATGAACAACCACTACTATGATTCTAATTGGGCAGATCAAAACATGGCTGGTCTTCTGAAGATGCCCGGAACAAATCAAGAAATGCAAGAGACTATTCAAAAGATTACAGAAGAACAGTTGAAGTATCGTTATAGCCCACTAATTCCTGTAGACGAAGAATCTGTACGCGCACGAAATGAGCGTGATAGGCTTGCTAGAGGCGGTGAAGTCAAAGATGTTCCTAATGTTCCGACTGAGCCTGATGAGCGCATCAATAAAGTTACAGGGCTTCCATACAACGAAACTGCTGGGCCTGCCTTTATGGACGAAGAAGATCCTATGAGGCGTCTACAGCTTTCTGAAGGCGGCATTACAAGGCGCTTTGCTATTGCCAAAGGTGGCAAGATCGACAAGAAAAAGATGGCCTGTAATAAGCCTCGACGCACACCGAACCATCCAAAGAAGTCTCATGTTGTAAAAGCCTGCGAAGGCGGTAAAGAAAAGATAATTCGCTTTGGTGAGCAAGGCGCAAAGACTGCTGGTAAGCCCAAGGCAGGCGAGTCAGCGCGTATGAAGGCCAAGCGTAAGAGCTTCAAGGCTCGTCACAGAAAGAACATTAAGCGCGGCAAGATGTCTGCGGCTTATTGGGCTGACAAGGTTAAGTGGTAACGCTCAGTAAGATTGTATGGCGTGATGCCGTTGGAGGCTCAAACATGGGCTGGCGTCCTCTACTAGCTTTAAAAGAACAAGAGACCGCTACAGTAATTTCTTGTGGGGCTATCATCTATGAAGACGATGAAAAAATAATTATATGTCCACATATGATTATTGAAAACAATGAAATATCAGAAGGCGATGCAGAGATTGCAATACCAAAGGCTTGGATAATTTCAAGAGAAAACTTATTAGGCTTACCACCGGGAGATTAAATTATGCCACTTTTTAATAGTGTAAAAGACGCTGAAAAAGCAATGAATGCCATAAACACTGCTAGCAAAGTTGTTGGAATAGGTAAATTAATTACTAATCCTACACCATTAGGTGTCGGTGCGGCATTGGCAAATGTGGCCTCTAAAGAAATGACAGGAAAATCTTTGGAGCGCCATGCAATGGACTATGCTCGTAAAAATATTAAAGCACCTACAGGTACAGGCAACGTAGGCCGTAATAAAAAGGGCGCGACTATTCAAGAAGGCCCAAGCAATCCTACGCCCAAGCAAAAAGGTAAAAAAGAAATGCGGGTCGGGCAGTATGCTAGTGGCGGCAAAGTAGATTATAAAGACATTGGGCATATGCACACTAAAGTGTGTGGACACAAATAATATGCCAATAAAAAAAGTAAAGGGTGGTTATAGGTGGGGAAGTCGCGGAAAAGTTTATAAGCGTCGAGAAGATGCAGAAAAGCAGGCGGCGGCTGCATACGCCTCTGGCTATAGAAAAACCTATAACGAAGGGAGTAGAGTTAATGAAGCAGGCAATTACACGCAGCCTACAATGCGTAAAAGATTATTTGAACAAATTAAATCAGGCTCTAAAGGTGGGGCAGCGGGTCAATGGTCTGCGAGAAAAGCTCAGATGCTGGCGAAACAATACAAAGAAGAGGGTGGCGGCTACAAAAGCTAAGTTTTATATAAAACTATACAAAAGGAATCTTCGTGACTCTTAAAAAATCTCAACAGTCTTTAAAGGATTGGATAAAAGAAGATTGGGGTACAAAGTCTGGTAAGCCTTCGACGCAAGGCCCAAGTGCTACAGGAGAAAGATACTTGCCTAAGAAGGCTAGAGAGTCTCTTAGCTCTGCTGAATACGCAGCAACCTCTGCAAAGAAAAGAGAAGACACAAAAAAAGGCAAGCAGTTCTCCAAGCAGCCCAAGAATATTGCTCAAAAAACTGCTCGCCATAGGGCCAGTAGAGGCGGCTTCCTTGCCAACGCTATGCCTACTGGCAAACCCTGTTGATTGCATCAATCTCTGTCTCTAACTTTGCGTGTATATCCCCAGTAATTTCTTTAAAGGATCTAATCGCCGCACGAATTAATACTTGAGACTCTTCTTCCTTGAAGACCTTGGCGATGTGATGATCTGGTAACTCAGTATGCTCAGTGACTAGAACACCATCTGAGTCTATCAAGATCTTAAAGCCAATAATAGTTCCTTCTTTCATACCGCTTCCTTTTAATTATAATTCACAAGCTCCACCAACGCAAGCTAATGTTTGCGACCCCTCTGTAAAGTCATCTGACTCATTCAAATCCCAATCAAAAGACTCTGGGAATCCTTTCATCATCTCATTATATTCTTTCTTTGTGATCTGCTCATAGGGGGCTTGAGCGTATGTATGATTGTCATACGGCAAGAAAGATATGCCAGAGATTGTATCAAAGTTATTGTATACCCAATTACCGATTTCAAGAAAGTCTGAGTCACGGTAATAGACTGTGATGCTAGGCTTGTGTTCACACCAATGTTCTTGGTATACGGCCCACAACTGTAGTTGCTCCATTCCTGTCTGCTCTGAGGCGAACACAGCAGCCTCTGGAGCCTTCTTAGGGAACGAGAATACCTTAGTACTGGGTGAAAGGTTATCTATTTCACAAGGCACTCCAGCGTCTTCTAAGACCTTACATAGTGGATCTCGTACATCAGCCCTAACCCGTCGAATATAATAAGGGGCATAACGTCCGTGTATGCCTGACGCAGAATCTACAAGTTGGGATACCGTACCGCTAGGCTTAACGCAAGTGATAGCTGTACTCTGAGGAATGCCAAGCCGCTCTGACCAAAGCTTATTAGTTTCGATGGCTTCATTGCGTAGCTTCTCTAATAAAGATCCCAAGTTAGGATTGTCTAAGGTTAGGAGTGGGTTGTCTAGAATACCAGTAAGACTAACGCCCAACAAAGACTCTTCCTCAGTATTAGTTTTCCAGATATTTCTTAAGTATCTAAAGTCCGTTAAGGTAGCTTGGAGAGTACCCAAGATAGTCGCAACTCGTACTTTTCTCCTAAGACTGTTAAGCGTATCTTCCGGTCTGACGACCACTTCTGAAAGGTTGCAGAATTGATTTGGTCTAAGGATGATTTCACTGCAAGGGTTCGTTCCGAAATCTCGTTCACTATCCCGTCTACCGTTTCTTGCAGCTTGTTTTTGACTTGCAGCACGGCTGAAGATTCCGCGCTCTCCGCTTTGTGATTCATGTAGGCTACTCCATTCGTTAGAAAATAAATTAAAGGAAGGCTTGCTAGTATAGCAGGCACTATTATTTGCAAGGCCGCGTTGGGGTTCTGTATTGTACCAAGCACCATGCTTTGCTTGACGAATATCATCGTCCTGTAAATCAGAGAGGCTGATTAAAGCACTGCGCCTTACCCCTCCAACAACAACTATTTGAGCGATTTTGCAGCAAAGATCGTGGCATTCAAGGGGCGTAAGCTTTCGTCCAGCCGCTCCGTTAAATAATCTAACTGTAAATTTGAAGAGGTCAACAAGAGGTTCTGGGCCACTTGCTCTACCTCCAAAAGTTTTAAGGCTGGAACCCGCAGGTCGAACTCTAGATGTATCCCATTCTGGTATTTGACCACTATACAACAACGAAACCAATTCCCTAAACGATTTCGCCCATCCAATTTTTGAATCCGGTACATGAATGACTGTATCTGTTGCATGGAAATCCTCTGCAATTTCTGGAAGTTTAGAAACGTACTTTTCTTCGACGCTAAATCCTACACCTGTGCCGCACATAAGGACATACATCATCTCATCAAAGGCACGAGGACTATCAATAGCGAGATAGCTACAGTTAAAGCCTGCTACATTGTCGCGGTCTAGTGCTTCTCCTGCGGTCATAAGCGCCCTCATAGAAGGCATAACCTCTAGATCGTAAATAGATTTAAAGATTTCTGAGACATCGAAATCATTTAAGTATCCTTTGTCTACCCAATAATTAACGTATCGGTTGACAGTTTCTTCCCATGTTTCTCTACGCTGTTCTTCTGGTAGGTAACGAGCGTATCTGCTTTTGTGTATGTATTGTTGATAAGCGTCCAATTATATTACTCCTTTCTTGGGTGGTATATTTTGACCAGTTTTTTATTTCAGTTAGATTCCTTCCGCATCCTATACAAACATCATCCTTTAGTTTGCATATCTTTGTACATGGTGATTTCATTCCATCTCATCTATAGTATTCAAATCATTTATATTTAATTTATATTTGTTTCTTTTCTTCAGAGGCTTGAAGCGTTCTTCATCTTTATCTTCGTGTTTCTTTCTTTTGTGGCGGCTGAATTTTTCTAGGCGCTCGCGCTTTCGATCATTCATCATCTTCCAAGCTTCCTCGCTTTGTTACATCTATCCAATCTTCTGGAATGCTATCTTCAGAGAACCATCTAAATTCTTTTGAAGATGCCCACTCAGCATGATTGCGTTTTGTGCCATCTTTTCTGCGCTTTGCTTGAGGCATTGGTGCGTTGGGATCAGCAAACAAAAAGACTAATTCAGTGTCTTCAGGCAGAGCCTTAGCAATCCAAACATATTTATTGTATTCGCTATGATCCCAGAAGCGGCCCTTAGCTTCTAAATAAATTTTCTTTCCATCAACCTCTTTGATAAAGTCAGGGTGATAAGTATGCTCAACAATATAATCAACCTTCTCTGAGTGAAAGCTCCATTGATTAAGTATGCCAGAGTGTAGTTCATATTCCCAGTTTGAATCGTAGCCAGAAACAACATTTTTTTCTTTTGGGCGTCTAACTCTTTGGGGCCGCGAACCCTTCCTTATTTTTGGTTTCAATGTATTGTTTCCTTTTCTTGCGTATCACCATACATATGATGCAAATGATAATAGATCTGTATTAATGCCTGCTCATCTAAATATTTTTCTTGTATTATTTTTGTTGCACAATAACAAATTAAAATTTCTAGCGGCAAATTCTCTATCATGATAAATCAAGATGACTATAAGAGTCAATAGGTCTAGATGGATTACGCCTATATAATTTCTTCAACCTCTTACGAGTCCAATTTTCTGTAAAGGCAGACATAAAAAATTGACCTTCAACGAAATAATGGCTGTTCATTTTCATATAATCTTTATAATTATCTGGTCTAATTTTAGCTGCCTCTTCTTCTGACATAAGACTATGAAGCCATTGAAGAGAAATCTTCTCGACCTGACGATTAATCTGCTTCATTATTTTTCTATTCATACAATCTCTTCTACCCTTGGAGCAACCTCAACATGCGTCAGATATGTGGGGCCATTAGCATACTTAAATGCTCTTAAGCCTCTACCATTGTTAGCGTCTTTATAACACTCAAACTTATAAGAACAGTAGTTACAATTTCTATTCAGCTTCATGTTACCTTTCTTGCCATCAGGCACAGACTCATAACATCTTGCTGGAGGCGTAGCCAGCTTCAAGGCTTTACGAACATCTTGAATCTGTTTGCTTATGTTGGGCTTGTCTAGCTCTTCTGGGCGATATAGACAAAGCTCACCGCTCTCTTTGTTAATAACTAAGAAGCCGCCTTCAGAAGACTTTTCAGCTTCTTCATAGCCAGCAAGCTGCGACATATATCCAAAGGGATCGTCTTCTCGCAGGCGTCCTTCACGAAACTTATTGAAGGCTATCTTAGATGCAGTCTTTACATCTACTACCTCACCATCAATCTTGCAGTCGATATGCCCTTTGATCCCACGAACATCTATTTCTTTTTGTTCGTCACTGACTTTGTGGCCTGCGGCACGAACAAGCATAAGAACAATCTCTTCAAGGATATGTCCGTAAAGAAACTTAACTTGTGTGGCTGGAGAGGGTACTGAAGATTCAGATGGCAGATTGTATTCGTACCAAAGCTGCCTAGCTGGGCGACCAATGTTAGACATACGCAAGGTAAACTCAGAGTTTCTTTCTGAAGGCCTTGCCCATGCTAAAACGGAATCTTTAATACGAGCTAGTGTAAAGTCCAGATCTTCTTCTGATAAATTAAATTCACGGCCTTCGGATAACTCTGAAAGCTGTCCATAAATATCGTCAATTAATGTGTCAAGTTTCATGCTCTATGCCTTACGAAGCGACACTTCCGTGTCTTTGAATTGTAGTGTAAATATTGTACACCAAGTTCTTTTTGAAGTGGAGTCTTAGATGATAGCCTGCCATCTTTGTAAGACTTTACATCTATTAAAGTGATCTCTCCCTCTGGACTCATAGCCACAATATCTACTGGCCCTGTGCATCCACAGTTCTTGAACACATGATAGCCGTTATCCCACAGCCATGTAACGGCATAGTGTTCTGCTAGATCACCGACCCTGTTAGGCTCTACTTGATTAGACATTTTTTAAATCCTCTATATTTTTTAATTCTTTTATTGGTAGGTTGTAGCAATCTGCGCTTACTCTCCATCCATTGCTTGGATCTGTTTGACCTTTCTTTAGAAAAACTGCCCTATCAAAATACTCTTCTTTTGTAAGATATCCCAATATCCAACCCTCTTCCATGTTGTTTAATATGCGCGTAAACACATAAAAATTACAGGCTTGTTTTGTATTAAACGCGGCGATAGAGCATTCGTAGTTTGGTCTTGGGGGCGTATTAACTCTTTTTGTTTTAACATCAATAGTAAAAGACTGTAGTTTTAAATCGTAATCATAGGTATTTTCTATTGTGGCCTCTAAAAAATTAGAAACTATTATCTCTCCAAGAAACCCGTGAGTGCTTCCTTTTCCAGATGTAATAGAATTATTTATTATTCCCATAGCGCCTGCTTTTTCTTTTGCAATGTCTATGATATCCTGAGATATGTTAGTGTGTTTCACTCCAGTTATCTCCTATTTTATATTCGCCATCTAAAGAACAGAACAGCTCTAACTCTTTTCCAGCTTGCTTTATTGCATCAACCCCCAGTTGTCCTGTTGAATCTGCTTGAGACTCTTTTACTTCTAGCTGCCATTCGTCGTGTACATTACAAACAAAGTTTGCATCTAGAGTATTCAATCTAATTGCTTGGTTTAAGTTTACCATAGCCTGCTTCATAACAATAGCTCCTGCACTCTGAAGCAAAGTATTCAGTGCGGCGTGTTCAGAACGGACATACAGCTTACGTCCATCAAGACCCTTCAAGAAACCTTTTGAAGCCGCTCTGCTAACTGAGTCTTTAAGATGTTTAAATGCAGGGAGATTATCGAAGAAACGCTTTCTAAGTTCCGAACCATCACGTTTGTTTCCTCCAACCACACTTCCAAGTTTTTCATCTCCTGCTCCGTATAAGAGTGCATAGATAAATGTCTTCGCCTGATTTCTTGATTCAAGTCCTGCAAGTCTTTGGTTAGCTGAGTGTATGTCTCCGTGGAGTATTTCATTTTTGAAGTCCTCGTCCTTCATGTAGTGTGCAAGCATTCGTAACTCTAAGCCGCTGGCATCAATACCAACCAGCTTATATCCTTCAGGCACAATCCAACAGGCTCTACACTCTTTGCCGTAGGGCGAACCAAGACTAGGGACCTGTGCCATATTGGGGCTATTGTGCGTCATGCGCCCTGTAATAGTTCCATTAGGGTTTACAAATCCTCTGACACGATCATCGTCGTGAGTGGCCTCAAGCCACGATGTAGCCTGTGCTATGCGTTTCTGTAGTAATAGATATTCAGCAATAAGTTTTGCTTCAGGTATGTCAGTGATCTTACTGAGAGTAGATTCATCAACGATTGGTTGGCCCGTAGGAGTAAACTTCTTAGGCTCCCAACCAAAGTCAATTAGATATTCACCTATCTGTTTGCGTGATCCAAGGTTGAATGGTACTTCTTCAATGCGTACAGCCTTACGCTTAATTGCAATTTCTTCATACTCTTCTTGAGTCAGCCTGCTTTTCTTTGTTGATCCCTCAACGAGAGCCATCTTAGAAAGCGCACCTGTCTTTGTAAACTGAGCCAGTAGTGTGGTCTTAAGCTGCTTGGGCCTAAAGGTTTTTTGGACTTCGCGCTCAACTTCTTTTAGGCGGTCAGTCAGTTCAGCAACCAGAAGGCTTGCGGCTTTAACGTCCAGAAGAAATCCATGCTCGCGTTGATCAGCAATAATTTTTAGTGTCTCATGCTCAAGAGTAACTGACTGCCGACTAAAACCACGAGACTCAAGCTTAAGATTATTAAACATCTTTGCATTGAGTACGGCATCATTGCGACAGTAGTTAAGCATCTCAGGACTATACTCACCAAACTCTGTGTGGTCTATCTTCTGAAGGCCAATACGATAGCCCCAAGACTCAAGGCTATGGCCTCCCTCACGAGTAGGATTGAACAGTCGAGAAAGAACTAATGTATCTACAATGGCTCTACCATCTGCAAGATCTATGTTGTGTATTTTTTTTATGGCTGGGAGATCATAACCAATAATGTTATGGCCTATCAGCTTGTCGGCTGTAGATAGATGAGCCAGCCCCTGAACAATCTCAGTAGGCCCAAAGGTCTTTGTCTCGCCTGAGTCGGGATCGACAGCAGCAATACACCAGATCTTTGTAGGCTCAAGGCTATCAGCCTCAATGTCAAATACTATGCTCTTCATAATTCAAGCTCATCTTGTTCTTCTGCTTCCATTGATATTTCACTGAGCCTGCCAGTATCTTTATCATAGAAGAGATGCGTAGCAATTCCTGTGTCGCCAGTATAACGAGACTTAAGAACTCTAACTCTTGTTGTGCTGGCCTCAATTGGATCCTCAGATTGTTGATTACGCTCAAGAGAAATTACACAATCAGATAACTGTGCGATGCTTTGAGAACCTCTCATGTGACTAAGGTTTACTTCAATGCCATTCTCATGCCCACGATTACCATCAATCCTACGCAAGTGTGAAACAAGAATCAAGCCAACTCCAGTTTCTTCAACCAGCGTTCTAAAATTGTGCATAATAGAATCTATGTTTCGGCGCTCATCACCATCTGTTGTCATCGACAATAGCATATGAAGGTGATCAAATACTATCCACTTGCATTCAAGGCCTATAGCCATGAAACGTAATTTAGAAAAGATACTATCGACATCATTCATTCCAAGGTGTGCATGAATATAAACACGATTCTCGTTGTGTCCTCCATAAAGAACATTAAAAAAATTATCTATTTCTTCTTCGGTATACTTGGCTCTAACGCTATCAATGTGTAGACGATCATTGGCTTCAATAGAAAGTATACCATCTACTGTACGCCTCCAATCTTCTTCAAGAGCGATAACACCAACACGATCATTAGTATTAGTAATCAACCAGTGCTGAAGCTCTCGCGTCACACTAGACTTACCAAGGCCTGTGCCTCCCGTCAAAGTTATTAATTCTTTTTGTCTTAGGCCTTCAAGCTTATCATTGAGGCCGTGCCAAGGATAAGGTACTGATTCTTTCTTCTCGCGCTTCTTGTAGTTATCGCGCTCTTCACTGACGTTTAGAATCCCAGACGGCGTATAAAGTTTTGAACCCCACCACGCAGTAACATAAGCTTTGTGGTGGCCCAGCTTGAGCATCTCATTAGGATCTTTGAACTCAGGTGGGAGATTGAGGATCTTAGCTTTTCCGGGCTTGAGGATACGCGCCACTTTCTTTGCGGCTTCTTTTCCGGGCTTGTCGTTGTCGAATGAAATGACCACCGTATCAAACGATTCAAGGAACTCAAGATTTTCTTGGACATCTTTGAGTGCGCCTTGCGCTCCATTCTTAACAGATACAACCGGCCATTTACTCCCCAGAAGTTCGTATGCCGCCATAGCATCACATTCACCTTCAGTGATCGTAATGTATTTGCCGCCCGTCTGCGCCACTTGCTGACCAAAAAGACCAGTTCCTTTGGACGAACCTGACCAAGTAAATACTTTATTTTCTCTGCGAATTTTAGTAGCGACTTCTTCATTGTTTATGTACGCTGGATAATGATGTTCAATAATTTTACCGGCTTCATCCTTGACTGACCGGACGCCATATTTCTTTGCAGTTTCAAGGGATATCCCTCTGTCTGTTAGTGCATGATAAAACACACTTTGTGTATCCTTAAATGAATTGTTGTCGTTAGATCTTTTGAAGCTATTAAAGTCTGCCACGTTGCCTCCCATTGCAGATTCATAGTCTTTAAAAAAAGTCCCGCAACTAAAACATTTTGCAGAACCGTTTTGATTTACGGAGACAGGATCGCTGCCTCCGCAATTTGGACAAGGTTTTTGATAGGCCACAAAGTCGCCCATGTTTATTCCTCCGTTTCATTGTCCTCAACCAAAGCTTCATCTTCAAGGAACTCTTGCATCTTGGAATGCAGAGCAACTGAAGAAGCCTGTAAGATTGTTAAGTCTGCTTGCAGTGCGTCCATTCTTTGTTGGACAGTAACAAGAAGATTGAATGTTGCCTGACCTTCGCCAGACAACTTCTCAACATCATAGGTTTTATCTTCGTGCGTGTATCTATAATTCATTATAATTCATCTCCATCGTTGTCATCAGAAACAATATCAAACTCTGCTCCATCTGGATTTGCATATTCAATAAGATCTAATACTTGCATGGCCTGAAAGTCTAGACCTTTATATGAAGTACCATTCCAAGTAGTTTCCCACTCTTTGTATTGAACACGAACCTTTGAACCATTACCAACAGCAACATTTAATGGCTGTTTGTTGCGGTCTAAAAGTTTTGGGGCAGAACGAATCATACCATTGGGGCCATTAACTTTACGTTTAATTAAAAGGGCTGGGCCTTCTTCCATGTCTTTAACCGTAAAGCCGCGAGATCTAAAATCATTTGCAACCTCATCATCTACTACAAGATTAACTGTATACACAGGGGTATAAGTTGTATTAGGTGTAGTAACAGAAGCCCAATAAGCAATGCCTTCAACAAGTGCCATAATAAAATCTCCTTAAGATTTGTTAAACAAGAAAGTGATGTAACGCGGAATACAACTAATAACATAATCTTCAGTCAATGCTTTTGCCTCCTTTTCTGACATTAGATTAATCCAACTAATCATATTTCTCATGGCGTCTGAAGATGGTAAGCCAGTACCTAGCCCCATAACAAATGCACGACAAAGATGATCTTCAACATTAAAAACCTCATCCATTACTCATAGTCTCCTGTAAGTATAGTCATCTTTACAAGATCTAATAGAAGATTAAACTTTTCCATATCAATATCAGATACTACTCTTAAGTCTTCTCCAGTATCAACTATTAAGATAAAAGGATATCTTAACTCTTCTTCGTTTGAAGAGTCTTGTAATTTTTTAAGACCTTCAGTAACTTTATCGTTAAGAGATTTCTTTTTATCTTGTTTAAAATTACCTTGTATAACTTTCAACGATTACCTCCAGAACCTTTTATCACTCCACGTTCAGCACGGCTGCGGAGTTTAGAGAGATTATACTCCGCAACAGTAGACAAGTCAACTCCCTGATCTTTTAATAACATAGAAAGATTCCAAAGGACATCACCGGCTTCTGATATCACATCATCTCTATTGACATTTTTATCGTCGCCTCTTAACATAGGCTTAATAAATAAATCAGATAGTTCTGCTGACTCAACCATCAAAGATGCAATAGGATAAAACATATCTTTGTATTGTGCAGTCTCAGCGGCAGCTTTTTGATAGTCATCAAATTTCATTTTGAGCTTTCCTGTATTAACCAATCAAGATAAACACGAGCCTTCCTAAGATCTTCTACACCATTTTTGTATTTAAATCTATGTAAATATTTCATAACATTTCCAGCACAGTAGTCATTGAAGCCGGGGCCAAGCTGTTGCTTGATATAATCAATTGCTTCTATACCGCCTTTGTTGTAGTGCTGTGGTTTTGTAACAGCATTATGTTTATCTTGAGGATGATAAAGCTTTCCGGTTATAGTACTAGATCTAATCTTATTCCATTCTTCTGGTGTTACATCATCAATACTCATAACTTACCTCCATATTAAATGTAATCAGTTAATATAAAAACAACACTAAAGAAAACAATTATTCCAAAAGCATACCAATATTCTGGCATGGTGTAAATAAAATGTTTTATGCGATCTTTGTCCACCTCATTGGCCTCCCTTTCTGTAACCAATCAAAAAATTTAAATTCATAATATTTGTTGTATGCTGTAACAGTGTCAGGATCTTTGAACTCGTCGGGCATACACTGGGGCGGGTCAACAAATCCTTTAATCTCAATGCTTTGCGGGGCTTTGCTAGTAAAGAACTTTAACTTATCCCAACTCTTATGGTTATGATTGAAGCGCTTTTCAAACTCTGTACTGAGGGCTTCAAAGTGTTCATACAACCATTCGTAATGCTCTTTACTTTGTCTAGCCCAGACTGTACTAGGATGATTGACATGAGCCGCAAGATAAAACTTATCATCATGTTTATCCATGACCCAGCGTTTAGCCTTACGGCCTGATTCAGTGCGACCTTCAACAAGATTACCGTCAAGGAAACGATGAGCAGTAGAAAGAATCTGTGCGGTTTCTAGCGGCATCTTTACGATATGCTGGTCACATAAACTTTCTGCGGCTTTCTTCGGACATTTACTTCGATAAAAGATATTCATAGTAAGTCCTCTACGCGCTCGCCTGTTTTTATCTCTTGTTCTGCTTCTGCTACTCGTTCGTAACACCATCTGTGGTAGTGCATGGCGTCCTCTTTGGGTCTGCCGTGTAATATAACCTCGTCTTCCTCGCTGTGTATACCACAGCCACAGTAATCACAATTCATATTTAATATCCTCTAACACATATTAACAAAGCTATTCATATGTACAGTTGCGATATGAATGTTACCATCCATACAATACTGATAAGCATCTGCTAGAGCGTGTGCCGCCTTCGCAACCAAGACCGCTTGCTCATCTCTGTTTATTCCTTCGCACGAAAATTTAATTTCATGCAAAAGTTTCATTTCTTTTTCGCCGTCTTGTTGTTCGTAAATACGAATGATTGAATCATGCCAAAGCATTTCAGTCGATATCATTAGGCCGTACTCCATTGTCTTTAATTTTCACTTCTTCATCACAGTCATCGCAATAAGCATCTGTATTACTATCAACCTGACTAACATCAAGTTTTTTTTCTAGGCTGTTCCAGTAAACATCGCCGCGCCATATTAAGTTTGTGCCGTTGCAGACCGAGCAGTTGTATCGGTAATAAGAATTACTCATATCTAGTCTCCATGATCCGACCAATGATAGTCGGCTTCATCTATATAATCTCGAACAAGATCAAACATATAATCCATGTTGACCCAGCTAGTGATGTCAACCCCATGAGATTTAACTGAAACAATTTCAACTAATTTCTCCTCGTCACCATGATTTACAAATTCTATTTGAACATCCGTTGTCATCCAATCACAATCAAGCTCTGCTTCCATGACCTGATTGCCATACATACTAGCTGTTCCCATTTCTTACCTCCTCATGTTTTATAAGAGTATCCATCACACTAATAGGGCTGGTATAACCTTCGGCAAAGCCCTGCATAAAACGAGTCAGGCTATCATCTTCACCTAACAAACGCTTATAGCGTCTATAGTATTTTAGATGGTCTGATTTTTGGTCACGAAAAAATTGTCTCCAGAATTGAAGTTCTTCTAACCTATTCATAATATTCTCCTAAGAATGTGTGTATCCATCACGCTCTATTGCTAACCACATACCATTCCATTGTACACAGACAGCACCATCGCCCCCAATAATATTTTGGACTGAGCGTCGAAACCTCAAATAACTTTTACCATCATTCCAATAAATCCATTTATAATGAAGAGATTTTTGTTGAGGTTTAGTTAGTCTCATAACAAACTCCTAAAATAAATACAACGCATATGTACTACACTTCTTTAGCTCACCGTTCAATCCAATATAGATTGGTAACGAGCTACCCATATTAATATCCATTTCTTTTTTAGTCTTAGCGACAAGATACTCAATACCTTCATCGGCTTTGAAATCTTTTAATCTTTTAACGTGTCGCCAAATAACCATACCGCCAGCGTTGTTTTTGTAGGGGGTTACATAATACATATCACTTTCCTCTATGGTTGTTGATCCATTCTTCAACGGTGTCGCTAGACTTTGCGGCATCGTCCCAGAATTTATGTATATCTTCCAAAGACCAATGGATCTGTTCTTGATGCAGACAATCCATAATAAAAGCACAATAATCCTCATCAGTCATTGCTGACCTGACTAGCCTTTTAGTATTTATCATTCTTTCTTTGTCTTGTTTTCGCATCACCAATCTCCTTTGCGAATTCGCCACAAAATATTTTCTATATCTTTGTCTTTGAGTTTTGCATACCGCTCCAAGTCCCGACGAAGCTGGGCATAATCAGTGTGCGGCAGGGTATAAAGATGTAGGATAACTAAATCATTAATAATTTCTTCCGTATTCATCATAATCATTCACCCATAAAAAAGCCCCTTGGAATCCTTTCCAAAGGGCTGGACAATACGACACAAGATTTAAGCGGCGGCTTGGAATACTGAGGAGTGGACAGTTTTCCTGACAACCTCTTGTCTTTTATGTCGCACTGAGGCAATGTTTATCTCCGAAGCTTTTCTAGCGGCAGGAGCATGAGTTGACCAATCAGTGAGAGTATTATACAGCGCCCACTTATTGTTGCCAAGCCTTGATTTGTATGTAGCCCATTCTCGCCAAAGATAATTTAAGACACTATTAAATCGCGGTAGCCCGTCAAAAATCTCTGACCAATTACTAGCACCCCCAGCAATCAAAGCCTTTACTTGATCTAAACACCCAGCGGCTTCAGCAAAAACAAACATAGCTTGCTGTTCATCGACAGTAGTATTACTCCACTTATGCCACGTTTCTCGTTCAGTCTCAAATACTTCTAAAGCTTTTACAATAAGTCTAGAGCCGCGATCAACGTCGAGGTTCTGAGTGTGTCGGCCCTTGAATACTGTAATCTCACCCGAAGTAAATACTTGAAGATTAAGACAAGCAAACTGGTGGGCGGCGACACTCATCATGAAGGGCCAAGAACTATCAAAAGATGTGATGCCCAATAAAACTAAAGAAGCATTGTCACCTTTTGGAGTCTCGTAAGTATGATTCGGTAAAGTATATTTTACAAACGTGCGACTACCGTTGTGGCTGGTTTGTATATCTTCTTTGATACCGTCAGTGTTTAAACCGCTCCGCATAATAATATCGCGTTGGGCCTGAATAAGTTTCTTTGGGGCGACAGGCTTATACTTAGGGCCATGCACTCCAAGTTCTTGCATAGTATCTGTACGAACTATCGCAACTTTAGATGAATGATGCCAGCCATCGTTGTCATCAAAATACATTAGAGGAACTGTTGATACTTCAAAGTTAGCATCATGATCGTCTGAAAAAGGCGAATCAGAAACAAGTGCTTTATTGAAAATAGATACTACGTTTTCCATGATAAACTCCAAGTTTAGTTTTACACCATCAAGTAATCGTAATGTACTTTTGAAACTTCAAAGCCATTAGACCACACTGAATTTTTTGTTGCAAGAAAATTACACCAAGTATCCCAAAGATTTTCAGTACCTATATTGTGACATATAGAAATGTACTTGTTTATCTTTTCATCTCTTTTATCTTGAGACTTCAAAGACTTTGGTAACTTTAAAATCTTTTCATCAATACCATACAGCCTAATATTATGAAGGTCAATACAACCTACTAAGCCTGCTGATAATTGACAAACAAAACCAGCCTTCACCATACCAAGACCGTCAACACGAAGAAAGATTTTCATAAGTGAATATGCTTTTTCGGTATCGGATTTACTTGAGTTTATAACTGCAAGATATTGATTGTGGATGAAGTCCTTACGTTTAGTTATATATTCATAGGCTCTCCGCTTGTTACCCCAAAGGAATTTAGAATTAATCCCATGTTGTTTTACATCTGCCATTTGATTTCCGACAGACACCCAAGGTTGCTGAATGCTCAAGACCACCATAGTAATTACATTAACTAGATTATCACTAGATTCTTTTGCGTAATCTTGGATCGCTTTTGCATGAATAGAATACATACTTACCTCTCAGCGTTGAAGTCAAGCGGCGAGAGCCGCCCCATAATTAAATCCAATTCTTTGCTAGACATTCGCGGCATAGCCTCACCAGCACTAAGTCTACCCTTTTGCCAATCGTCCATTTCCTCCAATGTGGTTGGCAGTTTTATTACTATAGGATAATCGTCAGAAAGACAAGCACTAAATATAAAATCAGTATGCGACATTCTTCACAGCCTCCTCATCGAATTTTTAATAAACAAAAATCACGCTTATCATTTATTTTATAAAAAGAATATCGGCCTTTGAGGTGGTCTGCGGCGGCGGCTTGAGTTTTCTGGGCGTCTTTTTTAGAAACAATAAACCATTGTCCGGGTTTCATACTTTCAAATTTATCTCTCCAAGTTGATCCTCTACCCCTAAAATTAAATGGCTGTGGCGCTTCTCCAGAATTTATAGTGTAATATTCGGGGGAAGGTGCTTTTGTATCTTCATACATAATATATCTCCAAGTGATGATGCGACAGGACAGCCCCGCCGCTTTTACGAAAGGATCTTTAAAGCCCTTTCACCTTGTTCAAGGGCTTTAAAGTCCTGAAGTATTTTCAACATAAAGACTCTGATATACTTCGTCACGGTTGGTATTCCAAGGAAGCCCTCGACAACTCATACAAATATTATCGTCGGCTTCGGCATCAAACAATAAATGTTTTTCAGATACTTTATTTTTACATTTGCCACACTCTTGAAACCAGCCAGTAGGATACTGACCCCAGAAACCACGACAATTAGACTTTCTAAATTTAATCATTTAACTATCTCCACATCTGATTCAGTTTCGATTACAACTCTCGCACCACAAGATAATATAGGTTTACCGTTGCCACTGTACCGTAAAACTGAAGGCCCATTGATGCTGACTTCGTGACAATAAGTATTTGATCTGCCTCGCTTTATAGTAATAACAGGCTCATCCGTACCATATTTTTTATTAGCACGAATCTTGTGCTGATTAACGTGGATATAAGTTTTCATAATACTATTTCCTTGTGATCGTCTATAACGTGAACCAACTCATAAACCCTATTGAAATTCAACCAGCCGATAACATCGTCATCAGCATCAGGAAAAACTTCTTTAGTTTTAAAGTTACCTTTGGAATCTAATACAGCAAGCTCCCACCGTCCTCGCTCACCCATGTGTTCCCTATTGCCGTAGCTGATAGGGTTTTGAACAGCCGATGCAAACAAGCCGTTAGAAAATTTATAAAGCCTTTGGATTCCTCCAAGGCGAGTATTTATTTCCATATCCCAACTCATTCTTCATCTCCCCAACAAGTGTCACAAAGATAAAAATTATTTGAATGCCCCATAATAACTTCACGTTGGCTAGGTGTTAAGTCAGGCCAAACATTCTGAACCAACTGATTATTATGGAAATAATTGCGGTAATCGTCAGAAAAAACCTCAATAGAATTAATCGTAGGACAAGCGTGGCACTTAGCACTAATGGTTAATAACATAATATTATTCCTCATCATCATTACAACAATTTTTAAGTTCAATTAATTTATCCATTGCTACAAACAATAGATGCTGATCGCCATCATCCATTAAATTATCAACAACTTGGTCGATGTTTCTCAACGCTATGTCAAGACGTTCAACAATAAAATCTATAACGTCTTGTCTGGACATTTCATCACCACTCATACGCTTTCCTCAGTTCAGAGATCTTTAAAGCCCTTTCATTCTTCAAGGGCTTTAAAGACTCTGGATTGTATAAATTAAATAGCAATAAGCACAACAGCAACGACAGTAAAGATATAACAGCCTGCAAGGATCATCAGGCGAGATTCTTTATATTTGGCTTCAGCGTGTGTCATCTTTATAGCTCCCTTAGCTCGGTAGGTTGAACGATAACTTTAAAGCCCAGCGACTTAATTAAAATTATTACATAAGGCGTCAAAGTTTTAGTGCCTGCAATCTCTGCAAAGTCGTGAGCTTTGGGACAAACGGGATAGATATGCTCTACCCCGTAGTTATTTTTAATCTTGACAGTAATACTATTCACTGATCTTCCTCCGCATATTTTCTATATCGCTCGACATGAGCTTTGAATTGCTCATCATCCATAAAGCCTGTGATAGTTAATATATCTACATTCTGATAACGTGGGCTATTTTGGATGCGCTCTAATTCTTTCCACTCGATTGTTTCGTAACGACTGCTCATAATATTTATCCTGTGTGAGAGAGGGATTGAAAGCCCCGCCGAAACGGGGCGATATAATATTTACTCGCTGTCAGGCTCTTCTGTGATGTACGCCATGATTACATCGAGCTTGGCATCTAGCGTAGCTAGTCGCTTGCTGTGATCTTCTGAGGCTTTCTCAAGCCTAAACACTCGACCAGTAATCTTTTCAAAGTGATCTTTGAAGTCACCGGCTGACATCTCCGATGGCTTTGGAGAAGCCTTAGTTTTAGCGGGTGTCGCTTTAGCCTTCGGCTTTTTCACCTGAATCATCTTGGTGAACTTGGCGGGAACTTTAGTTCCTTTCTTCCAAGTGTCGATATCACCCATGGTGATTGGAGTGTCTGAATGCTCTGCATTCCAACGTAACATTACAGCGGGGTAGACCTTTGAAAGTCCGTAGACTTCCTTTGGAGTCTCGCCCTTTAGTTCGGCAAAGTGACGCCCTACCATGTAGATTTGCTTGCCATTGGCATTTGCGGCAGGATCTGTGATTTCGATAGCTTGGTTGCTCATATGTATCTCCGTCAGGGCTTTGCCCCGTAAGTTGGTTTGAGCCAAGGCGGTCATCGCCAAGGCCATTCCAAGTTAAGCGAGGCGCTGAAAATTGTCAACGTCTTTCCCTGCGCATTATGCGGTTGTGAAAGAGTGTGTGACGCGATCACGGGTGCTTGCTTGAGATTCTTCGGAGAGTTAAATAATACCGTAGGTATTTTTTATTAAAGTTTTGAAATCTATAGAAATCTTTTTAGATTTCTAAAAATTTTTAAACTCTTTGGAGGTCTTCTAGTTTAGGAAACTAGAAAATCTCTGGCGGGGGGTTAAAAAATCTTTAGAGATTTTTTAAAATTCTTTGGAGGGTTCTGGAGATGGGGCAATAACTATTAAAAACTCTGGAGAGTTTTCAAGTGCGTAAGGCGTGGGCAGGTGTCCATGGGGGGGTGGGTGTATATATACTCAATGTCATACATTTCCAAAGACTTTGAGTGTCAACCAGTTTGTCGCCCAACTCCAAAGTCTTTAAAACGGGTAGCTAAATCTATATGTACCCGGTGGGCTACATAGTCTATTATATACATGAAAATGAATTTTGTCAAGACTTTTGCCAACTATTACCAAAAAACAATGTATATACTACTTGACAGTTTCTAATATCAGGTATATAATATATAGTTATGAATAAAGAATTAACTATAAAACAACAATCGTTTCTTGACAACCTTATGTCTTGTAACGGTGACGCAAAAAAAGCAGCAGAGCTTGCGGGGTATGCTGAAGGCTCATATACATCCGTAGTTAAAGCACTTAAAACAGAAATAATTGAACTAGCCGAGAGTATATTAGCTCAAAGCGCCCCTAAAGCCGCTCTAAAGCTCGTTGAGGTCATGGACAGTGAACAGCCCATACCCCAAGCTAACGTCCGTCTACAAGCCGCTCAGACGCTCCTAGACCGCGTAGGACTAGCTAAGACAGACAAACTAGATGTAAATGTACAAGGTTCAAATGGTCTTTTCATTTTACCAGCCAAACAAGAAGTAATTATTGAAGGCTCTTATGAAGAGGCGCAGTAGCAGTACTATTCCATTTGGCTATAAGCTAATGGAAGATGGAGAACACTTAGAAGAAATTGAGGTCGAATTAAAAGCCCTCAATAAAATTGTTCCGCTAGTAAAAAATAAAGTTTTATCTTTACGCGAAGGAGCAATGTGGATTGAATACGATACGGGTAGAAGTATTTCTCATACTGGCCTAAAAAAGATTGCAGATCGCTATGAATGATTGGGAGACTAACCCCGATGCGTATATGCGAAACGACAACGGGGATTTTATACTCAAAAAGGATGGAACACCTCGTAAAAAAACTGGCAGACCCAAAGGTTCGTCAGGTCGAGGCTACAACTACCACTCCCAAACCAAGGCCAAAATTGAAGCAAGAAAAACTGTACGAAAGAAAGAAAAACGATTAGCGCAGGTACGCACCAAACTAGAAAACTACAAAAGGTCGCTTGACACTTCTAAGAGTACCTTAAAAAAATTAGAAGGAACTGAGGCAAAAGCCGAGGGTAAAATAACAACAGAAACGGCTAATTTGCCCAAGGCGTTAAGGACTGTCGCAGAAGAGAATGTCATCTTTAGGCCCAACGACGGCCCACAAACTGACTTTCTTGCCGCTTCTGAGACTGATGTTTTGTATGGTGGTGCGGCTGGTGGAGGCAAGAGCTATGCGATGTTGGTTGATCCTCTTCGCTTTGCTCATCGGGCCGCGCATAGGGCTTTAATCCTGCGGCGTTCTATGCCAGAGTTACGCGAACTCATAGACAAATCTCGTGAACTCTACCCGAAAGCCTTTCCCGGTTGTAAGTACAAAGAAGTAGAAAAGCTCTGGAACTTTCCGTCAGGAGCTAAAATAGAATTTGGATTCTTGGAAAGAGATGCAGATGTTTATCGCTACCAAGGACAAGCGTATAGTTGGATTGGGTTTGATGAGATTACGCACCAAGCTACAGAGTTTTCTTGGAATTACTTGGCTTCACGATTGCGTACAACAGATCCAGAGATTATACCTTATATGCGGTGTACCGCTAACCCCGGTGGTGTTGGAGCGCATTGGGTAAAGAAAAGATATATTGATCCTTCACCGCCCTACGAAAGTTTTAAGGGCGCAGACGGATTAACAAGAAAGTTTATACCGGCTAGGTTGGACGATAATCCATACTTAGCCAATGATGGTCGATACGAACAAATGCTGAAGGCGTTGCCACCTACGCAACGCAGACAGCTACTAGAAGGTGATTGGGAGGTTGCAGAAGGTGCGGCCTTCACAGAGTTTGATAGAAACCTTCATGTTATTGCACCTTTTGAAATCCCAATGCACTGGGAAAGAATTAAGGGCATTGACTATGGATATGCTTCAGAATCAGCTTGTGTCTGGGGAGCCGTAGACAAAGACGATGGCACACTAATAATTTATAGAGAATTGTATCGTAAAGGTCTACTAGGCACTGACCTAGCTCACATAATATCTGAAATGGAGCTAAATGATCCAATGAGCGTTCCGGGCGTATTAGATACAGCGTGTTGGAACAGAACAGGGCAAACAGGCCCAACAGTCGGAGAAACACTAGTTAAGGCTGGTCATAAACTCCGAAGAGCAGATAAAAACAGGGTTGCAGGAAAAATTCAAATCCATGAATACTTGAAGACTCAGCAAAGCGGAAGGCCCAAAATACAAATATTTAATACTTGTCCTAACCTGATACGCGAACTTCAAAGTATTCCTCTGGATAAAAGTAACCCTGAAGATGTTGATACTCATGCGCCTGATCATGCGTATGATGCTTTAAGGTATTTGATCATGGCTAGACCAAGAGTAAATGATACTTATAGCCAAATTCGTCAGTTTCATAGAGAAACTGTATTTCAACCAGCAGACGGAACATTTGGATATTAATGAACAAAAAAGTTTGGCGACCGTTAAATACATACGGTATTTATTTTTTAGGAATTACGGTTGGGTGGACAATGATATATGCTCTCGTTAGCCTAACAACAATAGGATAATCATGTCAGAATTTGAAAACACTCTTGTAGAAAATGCCGATAACCTTTATTTTGAAAAAACTGAAGGCGAAGACGGCTTAGAGCTTAATGCTGATTCACAGATTAAATCTAATTTGGCTGGGCTTATTGAGGCCCGTTACATTGAAGCAGAGCTTGCAAGAGATGCTGATGAAAATCGTTGGATTACTGCCTATCATAACTTTCGTGGCCTATATCCTAAAAACGTAAGATTCCGCGAAAACGAAAAATCTCGTGTATTTATTAAGGTTACAAAGACTAAGGTGCTTGCAGCCTTTGGTCAGCTTGTAGACGTTATCTTTGGAACAGGAAAGTTTCCGATTGGTGTATTACCTACGGTGCTACCTGAAGGTGTTTCTGAATATATGCACCTTAGTTCTCAGCCGACTGCTGGAATTGAAACTGCTGAAGCGCCAACACCTCCAGAAAAACCTAAAGAAGAAAGCGGTATTGGTTATAAAGGGGATGGTCGTGTATTAAAGCCCGGAGCTACGCTTAACTCTGGTAAAGGTATTTTTGAAGATTTAGAAGCTGCCGAAGAACTAACATTTGAAGAAGGCCCGTCGCCCATTCCTGAAATGCTTGAAATTTCTCCTGCTAAAGAAGCAGCCAGAAATATGGAAAAGTTAATTCACGATCAGATTGATGAATCTAATGGTTCTACTGAACTTCGCAATGCTATGTTTGAATCTACTCTTTTTGGCACAGGTATTGTAAAAGGGCCATTTAATTATAACAAGACTTTGCATCGTTGGAGTGATGAAGACGGAGAACGGGTTTATGATCCAATTTTTGTTAGAGTTCCTCGTATTGAGTTTGTTAGCGTCTGGGACTTTTTTCCTGATCCTAATGCTACTTCCATTGATGAGTGTGAATACATTGTTCATCGACACAAGTTAAATAAATCTCAGCTTAGGGCATTGCGTAAAATGCCATACTTTAACGAAGATGCTATTCGTGATTGTATGATGCTTGGCCCAAATTATGTTGAAAAAGACTATGAGTTTGAGCTAAAAGACGATCAAAGAATGTCTGATATGGGTTCAAGTCGCTTTGAAGTCTTAGAGTATTGGGGCTTAATGGACGCAGAATACGCCAAAGAAATTGGCATGGAGCTTCCTGAAGGGGTAGATACACTTGATGAAATACAGATTAATGCTTGGATTTGTAATGGCCTTGTACTCAGGGCTGTTGTTAATCCCTTTACGCCATACCGTATTCCATACAATGCCTTTCCATACGAAAGAAACCCATATAGTTTCTTTGGTATAGGCGTTGCCGAAAACATGAACGACAGTCAGCAGATTATGAATGGTCATGCACGAATGGCTATTGATAATCTGGCGTTAAGTGGTTCATTGGTTTTTGACGTAGACGAGACTATGCTTGTGGGTGGTCAAAGCATGGAAGTTTATCCCGGCAAAGTCTTTAGGCGTCAGTCTGGTATGCCCGGACAAGCAATACACGGGCTTAAGTTTCCGAACACATCTCAAGAAAATATGATGATGTTCGATAAATTCCGACAGCTTGCAGACGAGCAAACAGGTATTCCTAGCTATTCTCATGGTCAAACAGGCGTACAGAGCATGACTCGTACTGCATCTGGTATGTCAATGCTGCTTGGTGCTGCATCGCTTAACATTAAAACAGTTGTAAAGAACTTAGATGACTTTTTGTTAAAGCCTTTAGGCAAAGCATACTTCCAATGGAATATGCAATTCTTTGATGGTAAGTTAAAGACTGAAGGTGATCTAGAAATAAAAGCATTAGGTACAAACAGCTTGATGCAAAAAGAAGTGCGAAGTCAACGATTGACTATGTTTCTTCAAACTGCTCAAAATCCTGCTATTGCTCCGTTTGTTAAAATGTCAAAGCTTATTAGTGAACTAGCATATAGCTTGGATCTTGATCCTGATGAAATACTAAATGATCCCGAAGAAGCAGCACTAGCTGCACAGATTATAGGAATGCAAAACAATGCTGGACAAGGAAGTGGCGAACAGGCTGGCCCCGCTGGTGAACAACCCGGAGCTATGGGGGCCGTTGAAGGAACACCTGAACAACCTGCGGATGTTGGAGTTACAGGCACTGGCGGTGGCAACATCGGAACAGGAAATGTTCCGCAAGCAGGGGAAGGCGAGTTCTCTGGCTAACTTGCTAACACTTCAAGAACAAGTAAATCAAAGACGAAAGGAAAAAGACGATGGCTAAAAAATTTCCAGATCTAACAGGCGACGGTGAAGTAACCTATGCAGATGTATTAGAAGGTCGTGGAGCTTTTGCTGAAGGGTCTTTGCTATCTTCTTTAGAAATGAGCCTTGAAGAAATAGACGATGAAGCAATTGTAAAATTAACAGGAAAAGACCCTAGCCCAGAAAGTAGAAAAGAAGCTTCAGAAATTTTAAAGTTTATGTCAGAAGCTGGAGAAGCTATTCTTGAATTAAACTCATCAAAAAAACCTACTACCCGAAAAGGAATTGCAGAATATAATAAAAAACAAAAAGAACTAACTAAAAAAGTTGATAAACTAAAAAAAGACTTAGGTTCGCAATTTAATTTTTTTAAATATCAAATTTTAAGAGATGCTGGAAGAGTAGAAAAAAATGAAGGCGGTGAAGTTGATAACTACATTGAACTTTTTGAACAAATGCAAATGTCTTTAGAGAAGGCAAAATCTGAAGAAGAAGAAAATATAATTCGTCAAAGATTTGAACAATCTACTAAAGGTTTTGATCAAAACATTATTATGCAAGCCTATAAAAAAATGGACGCTATGCGCGAACAAATGTTTGAAGGTGGATCTTTAATGGTTCCTCCAGAGCGTGAAGCATATGGTAAAGGTGGTGCAATCTTAGACCTTGTAGCGGCTCTTACAGGCAAACAAACCAAAGTCGCTAAGAAAAAGATGGTCGATGAAGAAAAGGCTCTTCAAGACCTATCTAAAATGATTGAAGACAACCCAAGGGTATTAGACGAACTTTCAGACGAAGATTATGAAATGGTCGTTTCAAAACTTCCACAGCGCCAAGCCGCAAAGTTAGGCATGGGCGAAGAGCCTTTAACTGATATGGTTGAAATGGCTCGTGGTATGGAGCCAGCAGAAGTAGCTAAAAATCTTGAAATGTTTAATGACATTGACGAAATTTTTGAATATACCGATACCCTTGATGCTAAAGGCGCTCGACAGTTTATGCAAAATCTTTCGGACGAAGATCTTGAAATCTTTGGTGCAGATCTTCCAGATGTAGGCGCAACGCTAGGCCCAAGAGAATTAAAAGCTGAAGGTGGCGAAATTCCAGAAGATACATACAACAATCTTAGCCCAGAAGATAAAATGGAACAAGCCGAAGATATGCTTCCTGACGAAGAAATGGAAGAAGAGTATGTAGACTTTGTAGCCTCAGAAATTTTAGATCAAGAAGAACAAGATTATTTATTTAAGGCTTTGGATGACGATCCTCGGCTTGAAGAAATTTTAGATAAAGTAATTTTAAATGCAACAGAATTTGCTGGTTCTGGGGAAGTTGAAGGCCCCGGTACTGGTATATCAGATTCGATACCCGCAAGGTTATCGGATGGTGAATTTGTTTTCACCAAAAAGGCGACCGACCAACTAGGCGCAGACAATCTCCAAGTTATGATGGATGATGCAGAACGTGCTTACGATGGCGGTCTTATGGCTATGGCAGAAGGCGGTATGCCTGTTGATGATCGTTATAGTAATCAACAACAAGACGAAGATCAAGAGGAAAAAGTAGAAGATCAAATGCTCTACGCAAGCCGAATGCCTAGTCTTATGAACCGATAAGGCTACCTAGAAAATCTAGCCCCTTATCATTTTATAACCTTGAGGCCACCTTGTAGTATCAAGACCCTGTATTAAATAGCGCATTAATACAGCCACCTTGAAAGACAACAAGCCCCATAAAGGAGAGTGACAATGAGTGAAGAACCGCAAGCGAATCCGTACAATCAAAAAAAGGCTTGGCATGAGCCTGATGGCCCACCAAGACAAAGTGCAGATTCATTGTTTTTTGAAGAAGAACAAGAGGCTACTTCCGAAGAAGATGGAACCCCTCAAAAACAAACTTCTTCTCGTACCAATTATAAAAAGAGATATGACGATCTAAAAAAACATTATGATCAAAAGATTTCTGAATTTAAACAACGTGAACAAGAACTAGAGGCTGTGGCCCAAGCGAATCGTCCTCGCTATCAGCCACCTAAAAGCATCGAAGATCTTGAACGTTTTAAATCAGATTATCCTGATCTATATGATACTGTCGAAACAGTAGCTCATATGCGAAGCGAAGAGCAAATGAATGCCCTTCAAAAAAAGCTTGCGGCTATTGAACAACGCGAAGCAGAAATGTCTAAGCGCGATGCCGAAGTTAAGTTGCGAGAGCGACACCCTGATTTTGAAGATATTAGGGGTGATGACAGGTTTCATGAATGGGCTAAAGAACAACCTGAAGAAATTCAACGTTGGATTTATAAAAACCCAGATAATGTTATGTTAGCAAGTCGTGCCATCGACCTTTATAAGATGGAAAACAACATTGCAATTAAATCTTCTACTCGTAGATCACAGCCTTCAAAGTCCAATGCGGCTGATATGGTATCAACAAAGACTACCGGCGTTGAACCAAAGTCAGCCAAGATATGGACGCAACGGGAAATTGCTGCTTTGTCTTTGGATGACTATGATAAATACGAACAAGAAATTGATCTAGCCATCCGCGAGGGACGAGTAGCAAGATAATAACTTGTCTTTTAGGAGTAAATTAAAATGGCTTATAACGTAAGTGATCAATATTTTGAGCCAGCAACTGATACCAATGCAAACTTTGCAAACTCAGTTTCTGGTCAAGCTAACTCATTCTTCCTTCCTGCTGTCTATTCAAAGAAGGTTCTTAACTTCTTCCGAAAGTCATCAGTATGTGAAGCCGTAACCAACACTGACTATGCTGGCGAAATTGCGGCATTTGGTGATAGCGTAAATATCATCAAAGAGCCGGTAATTACCGTCTATCAGTACGAGCGTGGTGCAGACGTAACGTCTACCAAACTGACCGACCAAGAGCTTACTCTTGTTGTTGATCGTGCAAACGCATTTAAGTTCATTGTCGATGACATTGAAACCAAAATGTCGCACGTAAACTTCAAAGAAGTAGCATCTTCTTCAGCGGCTTATGCGTTGCGTGATGCTTTTGATGAGGGCGTGTTTGCTATTATGCAAGCTGGTCTTTCTTCATCTTCACCTGACCACACGCTTGGTGCTGACTCAGCTACCGATTTGGGTGCTGGTGTATATGATGGCGCTGGTGCTATCGACGTAGGCATTTCTGGCGAAACCGATCCTTTGGACGTTCTTGCTCGTATGGCTCGTTTGCTGGATGACCAAAACGTACCCGAAGAGGGTCGCTGGGTTGTAGCATCTCCTGACTTCTATGAGCAACTCTCTCAGAGCGGTTCTAAGCTGTTGTCAGTAGACTACAACGCAGGCCAAGGCTCTATTCGCAACGGTTTGGTAAGTTCTGGCAAGTTGCGTGGATTCTCCATGTACAAGTCAAACAATATGCCTGCTACGTCTAACGCAACTGGCTTTATGCTAGCTGGTCATATGAGTGCTGTTGCAACTGCACAATCCATCACTAGCACAGAGGTCATTCGTGATCCTTCTAGCTTTGGTGACATTGTTCGCGGTCTGCACGTTTGGGGTGCTAAAGTTCTGCGCCCTGAAGCACTGATCGGTGCTTACTACAACATCGACTAAGATGCTGGGATGGGAGGGTGAAATACCCCTCCCGTTTTTAAAGGACTAAAGTATGCCATTAATTTCAACTCCTAACAAGCCAATTAGCATGAAGTTGACTGAAAACAAAAGAGGGCGTTACCGTAGTGTAGACCACAAAAAGTATTCAGATAACTACGACAAAATATTTGGCAAGAAAGATAAGGAAGAAAAAAATGAAAGATAAAAAGCGAGTAGACTACATGATAGGCGGTAAAACACGTTCTATGTATATGGGCGGTGGATATGGTTCAAAGCGAAACATGATGTCTAAAGGCGGTATGGCCCATGACTATAATAATATTATGGAAATGGAAGCCAAGCAAATGTCTCCAGACCATAACGAGTCAATGAAGCAAAAATGAAAGTAAAGGCCCCCGAAGGCTATCATTGGATGAAAAGCGGTAAAAGCTTTAAGCTAATGAAAGATCCTAAAGACGGTTACAAAGCCCACAAAGGAGCTTCTAAAGCCGTAGACTTTCCAATCCAAAAGGTTCATAAAAAATAATGGCAACAACATACTTACAGTTGACAAACGAACTTTTGCGTGAAATGAATGAAGTCCCGCTGACTACTAGTAATTTTTCTAGTGCTATTGGTATTCAAGCACACGCCAAAGATTGTATAAACAGAGCATACCTTGACATTGTTCTAGAAGAACCCCAATGGCCTTTTTTGTCAGTAGCTGACAGTGGGACTACAGACCCTATGTACGGTAATGTCTATGTTGAAACTGTTGCTAATACTCGTTGGTATGAGCTAAAGCCTGCCAGCGACTCTATAAAAGACGATTATGGCGCAATAGATTGGGACAATTTTTATTTAACTACTGTTGGTGTTACAAGCGAAGTAGCCCCCTATGTTGCTAAAAATCTTAAATTTACAACCATTGAAGAATGGAAAGATTTTTATAGGGCCAGAGAAAACGCAGACGATGCTGAAAATGCAAACGGCGGTGAACCTAAGCGCGTTATTCGCAGTCCTGATGGGCGTATGTTTGGACTAAGCCCAATTCCAGACAAAGTATACCGTGTTTGGTTTTATGCGTATAACCAGCCTACACAGCTTTCAGATTTTTCAGACGAAATTGTTTTTCCAGATGTCTATAAAACCGTACTCTTAGCAAGGGCTAGGTATTTTGTTCATCAATTTAAAGAAGCTGTTCAACCAGCCGCTTTAGCTCTTGAAGAATATCGCCGTGGCTTGAGACTTATGAAATCTAATTTAATGGTTCCAGAGCCTTTCTACATAAAAGATGATCGCAGGAGATTTGTTTAATGTCTCAGGCGTTTGGTTTTTCATGTAGAGGTGGTTTAAATACAAACCTTAACTCTTTGGAAATCTTAGGTCAACCCGGATTTGCAACAATACTAGATAATTTTGAAGTAGATCCTGATGGTGGTTATCGACGTATTAATGGCTTTACGGCTTTTGGTGGTGATTCAGCTACCCGACCGAATAGCGGAAATAGAATTTTAGGCACTTATCCCTATGCAGATGGACTTGTAGTTTGCTCAGGGACAGACATATTTTTCAGTAATGATGGCATTACATGGTTAAAAATTAATCGCTCAGCCGTTTCTAATAGCGGTGATAATTATACAACTTTTTCTGGTCGATCAACTTTAACAAGAACAAATCAAGGCCAGTGCCAATTTGCAGTATTTGAAGGTGCTACATATAATTATGGGCAACTTATTATTGCTGATGGCTCTAATAAACTTTATATTTTTCGTATGGAGGGTACTGGTGCGTTAAATACTCGTACTTTTTATGCAGAAGAAGTTGCAGTTTCAGGGACTAATGGTGTAAAATATATTACAGTACACGACCATCATTTAGTTGCCGCAGGGGTAACAGGAAGTTTAAGTACTGTTTATTACAGTGTTAATAATGACCCAACAGATTTTTCTGGAACCGGTGCTGGTGCAGTAACTATATCAGATCAAATACAGGGGATTAAGGGTTTTAGAACAGACTTAATTGTATTTGCAAGAAATAGTATACATAAACTTATAAATATAAATGATTCTCAAACTGTTCGTATTGATCCTATTGCAGAAAACGTAGGCTGTCTTAGTGGTTATAGTATCCAAGAAATTGGTGGTGATCTAGTATTCTTAGCCCCTGATGGTATTCGTACTGTTGCAGGTACATCGCGAATTGGCGATACAGAATTAAGTTCTATTTCAAGGCAAATACAAAACATTATTTCTAACATTGCAGTTAATATAAATTCATTTGTTATAGACAGTTGCGTACTTAGATCAAAATCACAATATAGGTTATTTTATGCAGAAGCTAATCAAGCGGCTTCAAACTCAAAAGGTATTATAGGTACTTTTACTGGTCAAGGTTTTGAATGGTCTGAAACAGAAGGCATACAGGCTTTTGGTTTAAGTTCTGAAATTGATTATACTGGTTTAGAAAAAAAATATCACGGCGATAAAAATGGCTATGTGTATAACCATGATACCGGTACAAGTTTTATTTATGATGGCGTAGAAAATAATATCCTTGCTACATATGAAACAGCCGATTTAGACTGCGGTGATATTGGAACACGAAAAACTTTTAAATATCTTAGAACTTCTTTTTCGCCTGAAGGTGAAGTGTCACCAACCTTAAGACTAAGATATGATTATAAGTCTACAGAAATTGTTCAGCCTAGTGATTATGAATTAACGACAATTCCTGTACCGGCTATTTTTGGAACATCTATATTTGGAAGCACGACATTTGGTGGCACAAACGACCCAATGATTAGACAAACAGTAGAAGGAAGTGCAAACACAGTCAGTTTAAGAATAAGAACAAATGATAAACAAAGTTCTTTTGCTGTTAATGGTTTTTATATAGATTATATGCCATCAGGTAGGAGATAATAATGGCCCAAGCTTATACACGACAAAGTACATTTTCAGATGGCGATACAATTACTGCTGCGTTATTTAATGATGAATATAATCAGTTAGTCAACGCATTTAATTATTCTAGTAGCAGTTCAACTTCTACTGGACACCGACACGATGGAACAGCCGGTCAAGGCGGTAATATACCTCAGATTGGTGACTTAGACTTTTTAAATAAAATTGTAGTAGATAGTACCAACAATCGTTGGGGCTTTTTTGTAGAAGTTTCTAGTGCCGCTGTAGAACAAATTCGTATTCAAGATGGTGCTATTGTACCCGTAACTGATAACGACATTGATCTTGGTACTAGCTCATTAGAGTTTAAAGATCTTTATTTAGACGGTACAGCAACTATTGACACATTGACGGTTGATGGGGCCGCTACAGTTGGAACAACTCTTGGCGTAACAGGCGCTACAACGCTCTCTAGCACTCTAGGAGTGACAGGAGCTACGACCCTATCCAGTACCCTTGGTGTCGCTGGAGCGACCACACTAAGCTCTACGTTGGCTGTAACAGGCACTTCTACACTGACAGGAAATGTCACAGCAACTAATGACTTGAGTATTGGTGGTAATCTAACTGTTACGGGCAACGCTACAATCTCTGGTAATCTTACGTTTGGGGATGCAGATACAGACACCATTACAATTGGTGCAGATGTAGCTTCGCATATTGTTCCAGATGTTGATAATACTTATGATCTTGGAACTTCTACAAAAGAGTGGCGAAACCTTTATATTGATGGTACAGCCAACATTGATAGCCTTGTAGCTGATACTGCTGATATTAATGCAGGCACAATTGATAATACAGCTATTGGAGCTACAACAGCCTCCACAGGTAATTTCTCTACGCTGTCTATTGGTGGAACTGCAATTACCTCTACGGCTACTGAATTAAATATTGTAGACGGTAGCACAACAGCTACGGCTACAACGCTTGCAGACGCTGACCGTGTTGTAGTCAACGATGCAGGCGTAATGGTGCAAGTAGCTCTTACAGACTTTGAAACTTATTTTGAGTCTGCACTAGATACTCTTCCAAACGTAACGACTGTTGGAGCCTTAAATGCTGGTTCTATTACTTCAGGGTTTGGAGCTATTGATAATGGCTCATCAGCTATTACAACATTAGGCACTATAACTTACGGAAGCCTATCAGACGGTACAATAACTATTACGGCCTTTGTAGATGAAGATGATATGGTATCTAATTCTGCAACGCTTGTGCCTACACAACAATCAGTCAAAGCTTATGTAGACTCTCAAGTAACTGCACAAGACTTAGACTTTCAGGGTGACTCTGGTGGTGCATTAAGCATTGATCTAGACTCTGAAACTTTTACGATTGCTGGTGGCACGGGTATTGATACAACTGGCGCGACTAATACGCTGACGGTTGCAATTGATTCAACTGTGACTACGCTTACGGGTACTCAAACCCTTACAAACAAAACACTTACTGCTCCTGTTATTTCTACTATAAGTAATACAGGTACTTTGACACTGCCAACGTCTACTGACACTTTGGTTGGTCGAGACACAACTGATACATTAACAAACAAGACCTTAACATCTGCGGTATTGAATACTAGTGTTTCTGGTACAGCAATACTTGACGAAGATGATATGGCTTCTAATTCTGCAACTCAACTTATCACTCAACAGAGCGCAAAAGCTTATATAGATGCTACAGCCACTGCGCTTGCAATTGCACTGGGGTAAATTATGGCTAATACTTTTAAAAATGCTTCACTCGCTGATGTAAGCAGTGGTTCATACGACACACTTTATACAACACCTGCAAGCACTACTACCGTTGTTCTTGGTGTAGCTTTGGCGAATAAGAATGCAAGTGCTATTACTGCTAAGGTGCAATTTACTGATTCTTCAGGCTCTGTAACGCGACAGCTACTAGAGGACGTAACAATCCCCGGTAATACAACGCTAGAAGTTTTATCAGGTCAAAAATATATTTTAGAGGCCGCAGATATTTTAAAGGTTCAAGCGGGAACAGCCACTTCTTTGGATGTTGTTGCTGGAGTAATGGAGATTAGTTAATGGCTATTACTACAATAAATAGTTTAGCAATTCCTGCTGGTACTGTTGTTTCGGCAGACTTGACGTATCCGCTGACTGGCTTTAGCTCTACGGGTATTGACGATAATGCTACGTCTACTGCGATTACGATTGATGCGTCAGAGAATGTTGGTATTGGTGGAAGCCCAGTTTCCTCGACTAGACGCCTCATGGTTACAGACACAGGTGACGTTCGTGTGGATATACGCTCTGGCTCTGACACCAACTTAGGCGCTGTTGACTTTAGTGACACCAGCAACACGGCGCGTGGTCAGATTATTTATGATCATTCTGATGACTCTTTGCAGGTAAGAACGCTTTCAACAGAACGTATGCGTATCGACTCCAGCGGCAACGTTGGTATTGGCGAGACATCCCCTGCAAGAGGGCTTCATGTAAAAGATGCTGCTCAAACTATTGCAAGGTTTGAATCTACCAGCACAAGTAGAGGGGTTATTTCTATATTAGACGCAAATACTACGGATGATACATCTGTTGGTATTGGCGCGGTCGCTAATGATCTTGTTCTGTACTCTGGCAATCTAACTGAGGGTATTAGGCTAAATAGCTCTGGCAATGTTGGTATTGGTACTGCGAGTCCTCAGTTTCAGCTACATTTAAGTGGTTCTGCTCCCGGTGTTGTAATGAGCGAAACTGGGGCAGTTAAATACTACAGAAACCGCGCCGCTGCCTCTGCATTAACTTGGGACATTCTTAATACAGACTACTCATATAATTCTGAAGCCATGCGTATCGACTCTAGCGGCAACTTGCTGGTTGGTAAAACAAGTTTAAGCGACACGACTGTTGGTTTTCAAGTAGAACCAAGTGGAAGAACAACTTCAACAATGGCCTCCTCCACTAGTGGAACATCTTCATTTAATCTTTATTCTACAGGAGCAGGAGCATATAGGTTTTATGTTAGTTTGGACGGACAGGTACGAGCAACTAACACTAGCATACTTGCTATCTCTGACGCTTCTCTAAAAGAAAACGTAAGGGACTTGGACAAGGGACTTGACACAATCAATGCCTTACAGCCTCGCAGGTTTGATTGGAAGAACGGTGACGGTAACGACATCATGGGCTTTATTGCTCAAGAAGTTGAAGAAGTCATGCCTGAGTTGGTTCACGACTACAAGTACACCGATGAAGAAAACAAGAAAGGTCTGAAGATGGGCGACATGGTTCCGTCTATGGTTAAGGCTATCCAAGAACTTTCAGCACAAGTAACCGAACTCAAAGCCGAAGTAGCGGCACTTAAAGGAGCTTAAAAGAATGCCATATATAGGACAAGAACCTGTTGCTGGTAACTTCGTACTTTTAGATGCGATTACAACATCTGCAACAGCTACATATGCGCTAACTAAAAATAGTGTTGCGTATTCTCCAGAGTCTTCAAGAAACATGATAGTTTCTTTGAATGGTGTTACGCAGGCTCCTGAAGCGGCTTATACAGTTTCTGGAAGCAATATTACTTTTAGTTCGGCGTTAACGGCTTCAGATGTTATTGATTATATATTAGTTCTTGGAGATGTTTTAGATATTGGTAGGCCTTCTGATGGTGTAGTAGGTACTGACCAAATGAATTATCCGTTAGGTAATTTTAGTTCAACGGGTATTGATGATAATGCGACTTCAACGGCTATTACGATTGATTCGTCAGAGAATGTTGGTATTGGTACTGCGAGTCCTGATGCAGATTTAGAAATTCGCAAAGACAATGCTTCTGGTCTTGGGGCGGTTCTGTCTCTAACAAACAGCAACACAAGTGGACTAACAGGGAATAGTGTTGCTATCGGGTTGTCTGCTTATGCCCATACCACTATAGACAGCGCAAGCTACAGAGGCGCAATCATTAGAGGTGAAACAACTGCGGCTGGCAATGGACACTCAATTCTTTTTGAAACTAGCGACACAAGCGCAACTCCTGTGGAGCGCGTAAGAATAGACCATGACGGAAATGTTGGTATTGGTACGACATCAACCAGCGGCGTCCAAGGGTTACTGCACATTCACTCATCATCAGACGATAACGGTGATGGGGATGGTCAAGTCAAC